TGGTGAATACCTTTGGTTAAACATACTGTTCTGGATATACGCACTGGTACTCATTGGTTCGTAGGATCGGGTACGCAGGGGCACCTTACACACTGTATCATTCAGGGGGAAGAACCCACTTTCATGGGGCTTCACGAGAACCTTGTTGAAACGTGTAGTCGCTTGAGGGCGGAGCTGATCACTCACTTCAATGTGTTGAGCTGGTGAACCTTTACCCGCCATATAAGGAGCCGTACCATATAACATAGTTGAAGGGTTACAGCAGTAGTTTAGTGCACTTGGCTGTGGGTATACGAAAACGTCATCGGTCGCCCTGTTGGCTGGGACGCCACCACCATTGATGATGTTAAGTCCTGGTTGGAGCTGGTACGCCATTTATTATTACATGAGAAAATTAAGCTGAATGTCCACTCCTTAATCCAGAACCTCTATGCATACCAGACCTTTTATCACCGCTAGGATCCAAACCACCGAAAGCTTCCAACTGGACACCACGTGCGTCAGGGTTACATTGAGTACCGTCTGATTTACACATGGGAGCCATCTTCTTCCCATAGCACCATTCCGCAAATCCAGTCTGGTCACCCATGGCACTTGTCACAGGATTCGAGACGAATTGCCTAGCCATGGCATTCGCTTGATATTTTGGTAGAGCTGTCCTGGAACGACCAGGCATATACTTGGTACGATTTTCCAGGGAGTCGCTAATATTGTTCCGCACCGATGAGTGATGGCATGCAGACGGTCGGTCAGGTCTATCGACAAAATCCGACAATAGCATGTTACCCATAGGGTTATCATCTGTGGGCATTTGGCACGTAGAGTAACCATTTTCTTCCATTACTGTGGGTCGGGCGGTACCCTCCTTTACCATATCGGAGTTGTACATTACATACAATACACCCATAACGGTCGCCGCTAATACAAAGATCCTGGGATCTCGACGAATTAAATAGATAAAGCACGCAGCGTAGATGATAAAACGTGAAGCTGCGTTCACACGTTCTTCCGCTGACTGTTTATTAGTAGGCCAGAATTGTAGGACCTTTTCACGATTGATGAGTTCCTGTGGGTCGTCGAACCAAACCTTCATTTATATAGAGTGAGTTTATTTTTTCATCATGCTAGTAAACATACTCATGAGGGCTTTTTCGTCGATTTGACCGTCGCCATTTTGCATTTTTTCGGCACAGTCCTTGGCGACAGATTCGATGACAGACAATGTCTCTTGGGGGATTGCAGTGATTGTAGTTCCGAGCATGTAAAGCGTCTGGAGATATTGCCAGACAGCACCCTTGGTGGCGTCTGACATATTCACATTCCAGTGTTCTTCGATATTGAGATCCTGTAGAAATTCAATACCCTTAATGTCCTCGGTGAAGAATGTGTCATCTTTTCGCGTGATTTTCTCGGCATACGCACCAACACCACCCATATACGCTTCGACGCATTTACGGGGGTTGGTGGATTTAAGCAGATCAAAAGATGTCATGAACTTCTTGATTCCCTTTTCTTCGGGAAACGTTTTATGCAATTCCACAAGAAATTGACCCATCATGTCGTTAAAAGCCGTCACAGCAGTCATTTTTATATTAATTAGTATACCTTAATCTTTAAGTTTAAAAGGGTTCGCTAGATATAGTCTCTCTCTGAGCGACACCATTTGCGACTATGAAGTATACGAGGATAGCAACAAGTATAGCGGGTTTCACGTATGCACTGTTGGGTAAAGTACTTTCGTTGTTGATTCTAGTCTTGGCGTGAATGTAGCCGGCGGTGATGAGAGCCGCGATGAGACCGGCCCACATCGGGTCCCGGAGATAGTCTGTGAGTTCCATTTAATTATACCGAGGATTTTTTGTTCTCTCGTCGGCGGCATCACTGAAGAAAACATCGTCTTCGCCTGCTGGTTCTAGTTCTGGACCTGGGTCGGGGGACCGTACGGTCTGAATTGTCTTGAATTCGTTGGCGAGACCACTCGGTTGTGTAGTGGGATCGAAATCGGGTGGTGCCTCTGGTTCAGTCTCTACGATGGGTGGTGCCTCTGGCTCCATTTCAGGTTCGGGTTCGGGTTCTGGGTAAGTAGAGTCATCATATACATCGGGGTCTTCTGTATCCATTAATGGTTCATCGTCACCTATACTGATATTACGATCTGACTGAGACATGTATGTCTGTAAAATTTGTTGCACAGGAATCAATTGTTTGACAGTGGCCTCGATGCCAATAGATATACGACCGAATAGTATTTCGTCACGGACGTGTTCTAACTGTTCTTCATGGAAAATATAAGGATCCTTGTACAATTCCTTCGCAATATTTTCGTAACACGTCTGAATGAAGACTTCATTGCTAGGAACCTTGAGAGAGATCTTCTTATTTTCTGCCCTGAGACGGACGGAGGATAGAATTTTTACACAACTAACGAATACGGCAGCCAGGAGGTCGCCGAACCACGCACACCTTGACGTGATAGTCTCACTATGAGATTTAGACATAGTGTCACTCCAATTTTTAACTTCCTGGAGTAGTTTCTGGAACATTATTAAAACTTTGCGACCCTTAGAGAGCTTATTCGCCTCCTCGTACATCTTAGAGAAAACTTCGATCATAGAAGGGTACATGACGAGAGAAAGCTGCCCGAGGTACTCTTTCTTTGCTTCTACTAGGATGCCAAGTGATTCTGACATGTTATACTAAAGGAAGATACAAAAATTATCAACGGTCCTACGCACCGCTTCTATATTTGTTCGCCATCTTTTTTAGATTTATAAAGGATGGTATACCATCGTCATCATTACGTGCTTCGACTGGTTTATCTTTTCGAGGAGAGGACCATGTGACGCATAGATCTATAGTGGATATACTTTGTACACTGAATCCACTTAGTTCGAGTTGTCTTTTCAAATATACACAAGCACGTGATCGATCGAATGTTGGATAACCAAAGACAATGAAGGGTACACGTAGCATCACAGATTTACCACCAAGTTCAACAGTGCATCTTATCTTTCTAGAGAACTGTTCAAAAATCTTTTTATATATTTCTTTCTTGTTATTCTTCCGACTATATTCAATGTTGAATATTTCTGAAACATTGATCATTATATTTACTGTATTTTAATTTTTGCCTTTTCTAACTCGTCAAGGGTAGGGACGACTTTCTTTTTTACGAGTTCATATTGGAAAAAATCTTTACCCGTAACGTCACTCACTTCGTATGGGGTAGTATCACCTGGGAGTTCAACATCGATTGGTTGTTTAGTAGACCCAATTACTTCAACCTTGGGTTTGATTCGAATATCGACCGTTACACTGAAACCAGCTACGAAATCGGTCTTTGTCATTACCATAAACATACACCTGTAAAAGTAATCCTTCGTTTCAGGGTGTACAAATTTCTTTGCGGCAATCGTTTCGATGATGTAACTGGGTTTCTTGTATTTCTCGGTGACGTGTTTGTTCGTCTCCATGACGATCACGTTCATCAGGTCATGGCTAATCTCGGCGGTCTCTTCGACATACTTTTCAATGTTCATCATTTTCTCGACTTCCTTTTCACGCTGGGTCTTTTTCTTACCTGGGAAAAACAGGATGGCGAGGGCAATCACCAGAGCGATGAGAATGTATACACTGTTCATTATTACTATATGCGTTAATTTATTTTCAGAAATAAATGATATATTTATAGTATGTCCCTTCTGGTATATAGCCCAAATTGTCCCCACAGTATCGATATAATTGAGTATGTGAAGAACAATTCCCAACTGAAACAACTTATTACATTTCATAACATAAACACTCACGGAATACCTTATAATCATAAGTCGAGTATAAGTCGTGTACCAACCATGCTAACAAAGAATGGTAAGATACTTGTTGGTAAAGAGATCAAGAATTGGTTGATGTCGTTACTCCCCAACAATGATCTGTCGCATCACGAGTTCGGTGCCTTTGGATCAAACATGTCTTCAATCGACGGGAAAGACGGTGACGACGATGCCTTCAGTCTCGATAGCTACGGTGTTTCTCTCCAACCTGCAATGACAAAAGAACTCGAAGAGCGAATTAATCGCAGTGTCAGTGAAGCGTTTAATGACATAAAGACTTAAATCGCTTCCCATGTAGCCATGAAACTTGTAACAATACAAGCGTCGGCAATCAAGTCGACATTCGAAGTTCTCAAAGATATATTGAATGATGTGAACATCTATTTCAAGGAAGATGGCCTGTATATCACGAGCCTTGACACGGCTCGGGTCGCCCTAGTCGATGTATTTCTCTCCGCTGAAAACTTTGATGAATACGAATGTAAACAACAGATTATCGCAGGTATCAACATTACAAATACATTCAAGTTACTGAAGACAATCACCAACAATGATGTACTTAGTCTTTCCGTCGAAAGTAAGGAATATATGGATATCGAGATTAGAAGTGATGCTAAAAAAACGACGACACAGTTTCAGTTGAAACTTCTCGACATTAACGAGAATAGAATAGAAGTACCTTCACAGGAAATGACCACCGTTACTACGATGCAGTCTGCAGAGTTTCAGAGATTATGTCGTGACATGTCAAATATTGGTAGCACTATAGAAATCAAAAGGGAAAAGAATTTATTGACCCTTAAATGTATGGGTGATTTTGCGAATCAGGAAACGTGTATTGAATGTGTCGAAGAGAGTCCATATATTGCAGGATCGTATTCGCTGAAATATATGAACACCTTTACTAAGGCGACGAGTATGTGTTCGACTGTTCAACTTATGCAAGAACAGGACAGTAAATTTTTAATTTTGAAATATAATGTCGCCGACTTGGGTGATCTTAAATTTTACCTGGCTGCTAAGGTATCTGAAGATGCTTAATGTCATCTTCATAACTCGAGACAACCTTCGTCATACCAATCGCATTTGTTAATTTAATTTTAGGAAACTGGTCCTTCAATGTAGCATGGTTATATCGTAACATATCACAAATAGGTACGTCTTCCCCGTGAAAATCACTCCTCGGTCCTCCATACTTTCTAATCTTACTCGTGACATCTCTTACAGGTTTATTATTATAGTCGATAAGTAAGGCACTTGAGAGTGGTATATTAAATGTTATACCTTCTTTCATTGATATTGGCCAATCTGAATCAACTTTCGTAGTAATAAACTTGTACTGTTTATTTCCATACCAATAACGAATACGAAGAATTGTACGGTATACATTTTCTGGGATCTTCTCCTTATAATATTGTCTATCTGTCACATCAACCCAATAGTTAGTTAGAATCCCGTCCTGCCATGTTTTAGATTCCTTTTCCCAAAACCCACCCTTGTCAACCTCATAGTCCTTATCATGGTCAACGGAATATTCGAGTGAACGACTTTCAATTTTAAAATCGGGCTTATCGGTGATTTTACGATAAAGACCATAAACCCATACAATGAGTTTACTTAAAAGATTACGAATCATTTATATTAATGGAAGGTAATTTTTTAAGTAGATACAAAAACAAGTTAGACAACTGGTCAAGAAGTATAGAAGAAGAACCACACAAGAAGTCTCAATACGAGGCTGAAATGAGTGAGTACCTGATAAAGTGTATGCCCTATATGAATAGATATATAGAAGAAGACACGGGAGAAGAAGAAGAAACTAACACTGATAATGTGTTCAATGTCATAGAGACTAACGGTATCAAACGAAAGGATATTTTCACAGATTATTTGATCGATGTTGAAAAAAAGAATCTATATAGACACACTGTAAAGGAAGAAGAGGTATGTACAGTCTGTGAATATAGTAACATTATTTACTTTAGTAACACGAGTGATGCTGTTTGTGATTCATGTGGTCTAGTGGTCTCTATACTCATAAATGAAGAACCAACATATAAGGAAGAACAGGAAATTTTTGAAAAGATTATCAATTATTCGTATAAACGTGAAAATCATTTCAATGAATGGTTGAGTCAATTTCAAGCACAAGAGATGACTACTATACCACCCGAGGTCATTGAACAACTACGATTAGAATTTAAGAAGATTAAAATAAAAAAGTTGGATGAGATTACACATACTAAGATTCGTCAACTATTAAAAAAACTAAAGTGGAACAAATATTATGAACATGTCCCATACATCACAAATATTCTGAATGGTATTAAACCACCAAATATGCCACAAGAGTTGGAAGAACGTCTTCGGATTATGTTCAAGGATATTCAACGACCCTTCGATGATAACTGTCCGAAGGAACGTAAGAATTTTTTGAGTTACTCATATGTTCTTTATAAATTTTGTGAACTACTGAGTGAAGACTCTTATCTAAAATATTTTCCACTATTGAAATCAAAAGAAAAGTTATATCAACAAGATGTTATATGGAAAAATATTTGTAAAGATCTCAATTGGGAATATATTCCAACTGTTTAGAAAAGACGCATCAAATGACTCATACGAGAATCAACATTCCTTTTCGTATAAGAAGAGGAAGTTGCAATGTCGACGAGACAGTAGAAATATTCGTCCGCTACCTCGTTTGTATCGTCAGCACCTCCATCATTATACTGGTGGACAAACATATTCATGTTATCAATGAATGACGCGACATTTAGAACATCACGCTCATCACATTTAAAATCATCGAGTGCGAAAATCCGAGCCATATCAAGTGGGAAGTGTGCCCTGATCGAACCCTTGTCGATGGGTTGTGTGATACCATAGATGGCATGCATAAAGTTTATGAATGTATGCATTCGGTATTCGACATCGGGGTGTGGTACATCAGTATTTTTTTCAATGTACACTTTCAAAGCACTGGAGTGAAGACGCCCAGCAGTCTTAGGATTTGAACTCGTGAAAATATCATACATGTTGATGAGAATGGTCATATCCGCATATCTGCCCGTGGCTGCGAATGACTCGATCTCTTTCAGTTTTTCACTGCGAATCTTCTGAATCATCTTCATGACAGGGTGGTCATCATAAGACCAGGCAATCTCAGTGACCCGTAGTGTGTGACCCATTTGTAAAGTTCGGAAGTAGTCACGACGCTCGGCATCCGTAGGATTGTCGATGGTACATAACTGAATCTGTGTAATATCGAAATATTGCTGTTCACGAATGGACATTTCAGAGTAAAAACGCCCATTGTAACGGAAATGACTGTTACGAAACATCGAGAGTGTCGTCAATCTCTGTCGACCGTCTAGAACTTCTGATTCATTGGTACCGAGATTACGAGGATTCGTTGCCATACTGATAGATGGAATGGGGTACGATTTACCGATGATGGAGGCAATCAAATTTTCTCGATCAGTCATCGTCCACACATCACCTCTTTGGTAGGGTGGGGATAGATCGATAATCTTGTTATCAACCTGGAACACAAGGTTCGAAATACAAACGTGGCTGTAGTTGAACTTGGGCATTGTGAATACAATACACAGGAACAATGGTTACTTAGGTTGAATTGAAACAATTTTTCGGATTTCAACGTCGCGACTAGGAAATGGTGGAAAGTTTATCAGATAGGCGATTTCCAATCCTGTTAGGTGTAGGTAATTTAGAGCCTGTAACTCTGCCTGTTCGGTGAGTGTCTTTATGGTTTTAAATTCGAGGACCGTGTGATTGTCTAGTATCATATCCGCTCGGAGATTTCCTATCAAGTGACCCTCAAATGGGATGGGTACGATTCGCTCAGACTCGTACTGTATACCATTTTTCCGTAAGAGAACTTCCATCGCATTATGGTACACTCTCTCACTGTAGCCCGGGCCTAAATCATGATAGATCTTCTTCGCGAGAACATCTATTTCCATTACTCAATATACGTAGCCTACCTTTAAAAGAATACCTCAAGTTTACGTGGAACAATACAGGTATACCGAGTATGGATATTACGTA